ATCACAGGGCAAACCCAGTATGAAACATACGAGGGTCTCCTTGAGGGACAGATCAGGTACACCGACACCGACATGGCTGACGGTGGGTTCCAGAACCTTCTTTTCAAGGGATGTCCAGTAACATTTGATGGTACTCTCGCAGGTGAAGGCAAAATGTATATGCTTAACACCAAGTACCTTCAGTTAGTGGCCCACAGCGACGTATGGTTCAAACCAACCCCGTTTGTGCGCCCAACCAACCAAGATGCGGTATTCTCACAGCTACTGTGCTACGGCCAGTTGACCACGAGCAATCGCGCCCGTCAAGGCTACATGTACGGTATCACACCTGCATAATTTGACGGCATAGGGGTAGTTTTCATAGGAGTTTAACATGGGATACGAAAAACAATATGCGTACAAGAAAGGGGCTAGACCTTACGGGGAACCGTCGGCTGGCACCAATTTCAAAGATGCGTCACCGCGACCACAAACCGTTGGAGCATCGCGCAGAGTTCATCGTGTAGCAGACACGTCTGTTGCCCCTGTTGCTCCTGTGAAAGCACCTACTAAAACAAAAAAGGTTAGGAAACTTTCAGAATCCGAGTAGGGGTTTAATTTGCAACTAAGCAGTATGCGAAGCTATGTCCGTGACATAGTGGACATAACAACAAACGACATTTCTGATTCGACGATGAACACGTTTATCCGCGAAGGGTACAACGCTATCGTCTACTCGGAGAAACGGTGGCCTTTCTACGAGGCTGCTGTTACTTTCGACACTGTTGGAAATCAGAAAGATTACCCGATTGCAGATGTAGCCACCAATCTTAGTATCACACACGATGGTGTTACTTTCTCAGGAGCTTCAGCGCCATCTAACGTTGGTTTGCGCGAAGTGGCTTCTTTGAAAACGGATGACCATATTTTAGAATTTATAGGCTACGACACGGGTGACATTATTTACCCGTTGAACTCGAACACTTCAGGTGACCCTTGGTACTGGTCTATGTGGGCTTCAGGTTCCAGCGCCAGCGCAGGGGTAAGCAACCAGGTTATTCGTTTGTATCCAACTCCGAGCGGTGTTAAAACGATTTATTTGCGTGGCTACCGTAACCCTGTGGAGTTTGGTGGCAACACAGCAATTTATCGTACGGCTATAGCTGACGCTAACACACCTGATTTGCCTGATCCTTTCAGCAGTGTTCTCGCTTTGTACGCTATTTACAGATCATATCAGCAGCAGGAAGATGCTCCGATGGGGCAACAGTATTACGCACAGTTTATTCAAGAGTTGGAGAACCTTCGGGCAAGGTTTGAGGACACTCCTGCTTCTCAGCCTGTTTTGTTGAACAGTGTTCGTGCGAGCAGGTGGATCTCTCAAAGTTATATGCCTAGACGTTTGCGTTACTCATGGGAATCATAAAGGATGGCTTTACAAGCACAGTTACCTCCCGCTAACACTCCTGAACCTTACCGTTACGACGAGAAGTCTGATTTCACGGGTGGTTTGAATCTTAGAGCTGACCAGTTCAATTTGGGTGAAACTGAATCTCCTTCCTTGTTGAACGTTTCTGTTGACCCCAGGGGTGGTGTTCGTCGCCGTAATGGTGTCACAAAAGTCAATGCTACGGAGTTGTCGAACGAGATTAACAGGTTGATGACCCATTACGAGTCGGGTCAGAATCAGATTCTCGCTACGACCATAGACACTGGGGCTGCTCAATCACAGTTGTATTACAATGATGACGCTTCGGGTAATTTCACGGGTCCTGTGCAAATAGGTTCTGATAACCCGTTTTTTAACACAGTTCAACCTCCCACTGCTGTGACTTTCAATGGTTACACTTATATCAGTAACGGCGAGTTGATGCACAACGATTCTGGTGTGACTACAACTGCTGCAATCAAATGGGATGGCGCTACAGCTACAGCGATGACTCCTGATATTGATGCGTCGGATGGTCATTTTCCTTGCGCTCGTTATCTCGCTGCGTGGAATGAACACGTTTGGGTTGCTTACACTGAGGAAAGCGCAACTGAATACAAGAACCGTGTCAGGTTCTCTAAAGTGTCTGACGCTGAGAACTGGACTGCGACAGATTACATCGACATAGACGTTGGTGAAGATGGCGATTTTATTACCGCTATTATCCCAGATCAGAACCGTTTGCTGGTTTTCAAACAGAACTCTGTTTACGAAATTTTAGGTTTCAGCAGAGATAACTTCCAGGTGAGAAACGTTTCCCGTGTGGCGGGAAATCGTGACGGGTGTCAGCCTGTGGCTGCGACTATGGGTGTTTTCTTTTGGTATGGGGAAAAAGGCTTGTATCTGATACAGAATGAAAACCTTGCGTACGTTTTTGAAAGATTGTACCCGTCGTTAACTTACGATGTGGGTCAACCTGCGTTAACGTTAGACAACCCGCCTTCTCTTATGTGGTTTAATGAGAAACTGTGGCTTTCTGTAGACTACCAATCTGACGATAATCTAAGCGGATCTAATCAGATAGATCGCAGAAACACTTTCGTTTGGGATTATTCCCTAGGTCCTTTAGGCGCATGGGTGAGATACGACATTAACGCACGAAGCTTGTTGGCATACCGCCCCAGTGGTAGCACACACTTTCCGATAGGTGTCACTTCTAACATTACGACTATTTCTGCTTTCACTCGTATAAGCAAACTTGATGACGAAACAGCAGATGTAGACACTTATGCTTCTCCTGCGAATGAAATAGAGTCTTTTTATCAAACAAGCTGGTTTCAAGGTAACAGACCAACTTTTAAGAAACGTTGGGGTAAACCAAGAAACATCGTTTTATCAGACAATACTGCTGTTATAGTCATGTGCGTTTACAAAGATTACAGTTTAGCAAGCTCAGATGTGTGCTATTCTAAGACTTTTTCTGGTCCTGGCGCTGCTGCTACGTGGGTTAATGATGATGGATCTACTGGTACGGGCGTGTGGGACACCTCTGAATGGGCTGCTATAGGCACAGAGGACATATATGGGTTCGCTCGCTGGCCTACAGTTGGGACAGCGAAGGCTATTAGTTTGAGGTTTAGTGTTACTCCTCAAACGATAGATGGGGTCATGCAACGAGGCAAATGGGGTATGACTTCCATCGTAGGCATGTATAGGACTAGGAGATTGCGTTAAATGGCGGCTTTAGCTGTAACAAACAACTTCACAGCAGGAACTTCTATCGTTGCTTCACAAATGAACACTAACTTTAGTGACGTTGTGACATGGGCGACAGGATCACCTAATTTGTCTACAGCAGGGCAAACAACGACTGTTAGTGGTGCTTTAACTGTGACACAAGCCACTACTCTTAGCAGTACGTTGGGTGTTACTGGTTTGGCTACATTCTCTGATGACGTGTTTTTGGCAGGTTCTAACCAACGTCTTGTTTATGAAGGTTCTGCTGCTGACGCTCACGAAACTTTCATAGCGGCTACTAACCCGACTGCGGATCGTACAATAACGTTCCCTGATGCCACAGGAACTGTAGCCCTAATAGACGCAGCAAGTAATATTATATCTAACTCGGTTTTCAATTAAATAAAGGAAAGGCAATATGGCAACATATTCAAAACAACTACTATCAGGTGGTACAAACGGCAAGAATATTAAAGTTGCAGCCACAGCGACTGCTGGCACAACTATTCACACTGCCGTGTCGGGTACTTCTGATATGGATGAAATCTGGTTGTATGCCTGTAACACCGATTCATCGGACAGGAAACTGACCATTGAATACGGTGGTGCAACATCACCAGATGAATTAACAGAAGTAACTATCACAGCCGAAGCAGGTTGGGTGCTTGTATGCCCTGGTCTACTTTTGCAGAATGGTCTTGTGGTTAAGGCTTTTGCCGCATCTGCGAATGTTGTTAACATCAATGGTTTTGTAAATAGAATAACTGCTTAAGAGGTCTTATAGTGTTTCGACAAGATAGGACTAACCCTAGTTCTGCGGTTTCCAACTGGAAAGGCAGGCGTGACACGGAGAGGGCGTGGCCGTCTACTGCTGTTTCTAGTTGGTTGAATGGCGGTCTGTTTGGTGGTGCTAGTTCGCCTTATGGTGGTTATACGCAGAAAGCATATCAGTACACAAATTTGAACATGTTTATGTTTTCGTTGCAAACTTACCAAGTTATTACTACTGCAATAACCACTCTGACCGGAAATGTTTGTTCAGGAATTTGCAATAATCAAGTTGCTGGTTACAGCGTTTCAGGTATCAACAAAGATGACGACCCGACTTACCGTTCAAAGCGCAGTTGGAAAGTATCATTACCTTCAAATGTTAGTTCTGACCTTGGTGCTACTGTTACGCAAACAGAACACCAAAGCGGTTTCGGTTACGCTAATAGCGGCACAGCAGGGTATTATGGTTCAGGTATAACTCAAGCAGGTTCGTATACGACATCTATCGAAAAGTTTGCTTTTTCAAGCGATACTTCCACTAGCACTATTTCACCCACGGTAAACGTAGCAAGATATTACGTTCAAGGAATGGCGAAAAGCGGCGACAGAGGGTTATCTGGAGGCGGTTGGGGTGGCATCAACGCCCCCGGAACTGTCATAACTAGCGTCATTTTTTCTTCCGATAGTGGCTCCACACAAACTTCGTTATCGACTGGTACGTATGGTGGATATGGTTTATCCAATGGGCAGGTCGCAGGGTATATAGGTGGTGGTTACAATCTGGGTTCTTCGATTGATAAATGGGATTATGCTTCTAGTTTCACTCATTCGACACTAAGCGCAACACTTAACCATAGCGGTTATACAACAGGATATTCAGACACAGGAAATCACGGTTACTGGTCAGGTAGTGGTCAAACTACTGCTACTTCTCTTTTGGCTTATGCTTCGGAAACTACGGCTACTGCAACTGTTAATCTAGCCGATTCAGGTAATTGGTCAAGTAGTTCTGGAACTGCGGCTTTTGGCAGTTCGGAGGCTTCACCATGAACGAAGTTGCCCCTCTCAGGATGCAGTTCCCTGAAGCGATAGCGGAAGTTCAGCAAAGCCGTTCACGTTTTCAAATAGAAAATTTTGTTTTAAGACAGCATGACACTATTGAAATGCAGTTTTATCAGTTGTGTTTAGAAATGCAAACACTTCGGCATGCGTTGGAACTAAACGAAGTAGCGATCCGTAAATCAAAATTAGAGATTCAAAGATTGTTAGAAACAGGCGATGAGATGGATGCGTTGGATGCTGAAAGTAAACAAATTGATTTGAATTATTTGATGGTTACATACAACGGTTCGTTGAAAGAGTATGCGATTATGGAAGATTTGTTTAATGAAATGCCGCATTTTACTCGCGATGAGATTGAACACGCTCAACCTGAATATTGGGCTGCTCGGATGACTCGACAAACCAATCTTCAAATCATGGCTGGTGGTGTTCAATGGTCGCAATTAGATGCGATGCGTCAGATTGGTTTATTGGATGAACTTGTTGAAGAAAGAAACAATCAAGTTGAAGCGCAAGTGAAAGCAGAGTTGTCTCAATGATTTATTTGAAATGGAAACTTTCTGAAGGAACATGGGGAACTGGACCGTTGCCTGCGATTTCTGATAAAGGTGGCGAGGCGTGTCCGAGTGCTTATAAAGATGAGAATGGTTACCACATTGGTTATTTGATTCAAACTTGTGATTTGACTGGGCTTGAAACTTGGGATGTCACGGAAGTGACTGAATCTGAGGCTTTGGCTTTTTGTCAAAACATTTGGGCTGATGCGATAGTTGATGAAGATGGATATATCACAGCGGTACCTCCAGCGGAGGAAGCAGAGTAATGACTTTAACTTATCGACCAACACGAAAAATGGTGGGCGATAACGCCAGATCGCTTGAGTTTGAATTAAGAAAGATACAACAGAAAATACAACAAATGGACAGTTTGATAGATGCGAATCGTTTAAACATATTTGGAAAGAGAGATTAAATGTCAGGAATAAGATATAACGCCTCTCAGTATGGGTCGTCTATCGGTGATCAAGCATTAACAGTGTCTACTGTGGCTGTTGCTTGCACTGTGCCGACTGGTGCTATTGCGGCGATGATAACGAATGGTGCTGAACCGATCAGAGTCAGGTGGGGTACACCGACTGCTTCTGTTGGTCACTATTTGAATCCGTATA